TTGCACCGAACGGTTAATACCTGATCTACCATCAGATCAATATTGACTTTCAGCCTTAAAAATGTTTCGGTCGGTGGGGCAGAGGATTAGGTACGCCCTCCTCCCCACCCTAAAGGATGGGGACTCCTGCTGGCTGAGGTGATATCATTTTGGTTTCTTAAGCAGTTCGCTGCGGCGCGCCCTCTACGCGGGTCGGACCTTCCCCTTGTTTTCCAGCTCGTACTGTTGGAGGGCGGCTTCCAAATACTGTCCGACCTCGGAGGCGAGGGGGCGTGGTTCGGACGACAGCCTGTACTCGACCCATGCCTGGCTGATGAACTCGTCGACGGAGGTCGATCCATATTTTGATAGCTGGGTCTCGATATCCTCTACCCCCATCACATCCCACTTTTTGTATATGGGCGACGACGGGTCGGTAAGTCCCAGATCAGAGGCTACCATTTTGGCATAGTGTTCTTCCATCACCGAGACGGGGACGTCTCCTCCTGGTACGAGATCTCCCATCTCTACGAGCCGTCGGCGACGTTCTAGATCGGACGTTGACTTGTACGCGACCGGATTGATGATGATCGCGTTCTTTCCGTCGATGTCTATTCGGGTGACTCCCCTCCCGCCGTCCTTGCACGATTCGTCGTACTTCGCCTTCCAAAGTTTGGCTTGTGGAGAGTTCTCTCCAGGACCCCCGTCTCGGGAGCTAATCGAAGATCGGAGTTGGTTGCACGTGATTATGGCTCCGAACCTGTCTGCCATATATTCGGGATAATCGTTCATGAACGACTTTGAGACGGCGGCGACGTCATTGGCATCATCCAGACCAAGCCCCTTTAAATTGATGATCTCATTCCCGTTAGGATCCTTGACAATTTCTTCTCCGGACTTGAACGAGGCGTGCCTCGACTTGACGAGGTACATGTCGTTCTGGCGGCGGGCACGACCCTCAACCAGCTTCGCTCGCTTCTTGCGGAGCCGGTCGAGTTCGGCAGCGGTCTCGCCCGCGTCCGGCGCGCCAGGGTCGTACTGTGATAGGATGCGGTTGACTTCCGCTTCGATGAGAGCTATGTCGGCAGTGTCGGCGTCGATATCTTCTTGAAGGGCTCTGACTCGGGCGACTTCCTCGGAGGTTGGGCGAGCCGAGTCGGTTTCGCCGTCGATATCGTCTTTTGGCTCTAATAAAATTCTACACCGGCAATTTGGGTGCGCTGGGGGAGTCGGGTCGCCGAACTTGAACAATCTGCCATGTTTTGCCCCACACACTTTGCACTGGCGCTCGTCTCCGAGAGCCACCCACGTCCATCCTTTGTAGACGTCCATCGTCTCTGCCTGTGACGCGTAGGCGTCGTTCCGGAGCTTGGACGGGATGGTACGTGCGATCATCTCAGTGTACGATTTCTGGGTCGTGGTGTACGGCCGTTTCCCTGGTCGGTGGATCGTGACCTTCTGGTCGAGAAGACCGGCTTTCGGCAGCCACCCTCGGATGTGTGCGGCTACCTCACCGGGAGACATGTCATTTGTGATGGCGGTCCGCCGAATCTCGTCGCCCAGCTTCTTGCCGAGTTCTTCGTTCCATTCTGCGATCGGGCCGATGGCTTCTTTGATGAGCCCGTCTCGTCGAGCTATGGACGATGTGCCGAGGACGACCGGGCCCTGCTTGCCCGTCGTCTCGTAGGCGGCCAAGTCTGCACCCCGCCCATAAGCTCGGATGAGCTGGTTCCGCGTTCGGTCTCCGACCCGTACGGCGAACCCCTTCCCCGTCTGGCTCGCCAAGTCGCCTATCTCGACCCCCATCTCGTGATCCTCTCAGTCTATCCCCCATCCAGGGGTTGGGGCAATTCCGCTACAGAATATTTCGGTCCAGTTGTCGGTGAGGTATACCTCAACCGATCGCAGCACATCGTCGTCCAACTCAACACCTCCTGACAGACCTCGACCTCCGAGTCGAGTTGTGCTCCCGCGCGCGTGAGCTGTCCCAGCCAGTCCTGGTGGTTGACGAAGATCCCGGTGTGGACTACGAAGACCACATCGATATCGGAGATCATCATGCGGGTCGTGCCCGTCGGCGAATCGAAATTGTTGTCACTTTTCTGGCCGGAACCCTTCCTTTTCGATGGGTTCTGGAACGTCGACGGCATCTTCGCCAAAGTCCACGCCTCCGTTCTCAACACGACGAGCCAGATCTTCCAGGAAGTCTGTGATCTCTTCTTTGTGCTCTGTGAATATCCTGGTCTCGATTCCGACGTCCCCGTCGTCGCTGATGATCGATCGGTCCTTCAACGCGTCCTCCAGCTGGACGTCGAACGGCGTCGTTGGTCGGTGGGTGTCGACGTGTCTTGATGACGCCCCAGAGAACGGGATTCCAGCCGTTGGCGCTTCGTAGTAGACGTCCGCCTCGTCTGGGCGCAGAGAGGGTAGGTCGCTGAACAGCGTCGTCTTCTTCAGAGCTTTGACGACCTCGCCCATCGGGATCATCCCGGACGACCACGCCATCTGAACGGTCTGTACCATGACCGCTTCCTTGTCGACGATCGTCTTGTCAATCGTTGCGTTCTGGAGGTTGCGGTCGGCATCGTCTACGAGGTAGTCGAAGTACAGGTTTTCCCAGTCGCGGTCTTTTGCTCCGAACGCTCGTCGTGTGAACTCCGATTGGAGGAACTCGACCAGAGCCCCCTCCACCTCTCGGATTAGACCGCCACCGAACCCTGCCATGAACGATTCGGTCACTCGTGCCGACGCGTACGTGGTGCCCCGATCGTACCCCAGGGCAGTCATCGGAATAGAGAGGACGGACGATATTGCCCGATCGCACGTCTCGATTAGCGATGTGAAGTCGACGGACAACGAGGCCCCTCCCTTCATCTCCATGTTGATGCCGTCCGAGTGCATCATGATCCCGTCGGGTTCGGGCGGCAGAAGCTGGCCGTACGTAGGCGAGGTCTCGTCCTGGTCTTCGTAGTACAACTGCCGTTGAAATTCCTTGAATAGCGAACGCGCCTTTTCGACCGCATTGTCCATCTTCGCTTCTTTGGTGGGCCCTTCCTGGTCCTCGGGAAGGATCATGCTCGACAGGTCGATTGATGCGAACCATCTCGGGAGCGCGTTGTGTAGCCACCGTTGCTGGTCGAGGATGATTGCCAGCTTGATCTTCGAGAAGAACGACGTCGTCTCCAACGGTGATATGCCGAGCAGTCCCACGACCGACCGCCCCCACTTGTCTTCGGCGACCCCATCTTCGGCTTCCCACGCGATCCGGAGGACGTCGTCGCCTCTCAAGACTTCGACCGGGCTGTCCGGGTCGGCGGAAGCGTTGTCGAGATCTTCCCTCGTCTTGATGGGGTTTGTCTCGTTCAGGACGTAGTAGTCGGCTTCGGTGATGATCCCGTCCTCGTCCTCGTCGTCGAGGTAGTCGTCGGACAGGATGGTCACGGAATCGGCAGGCAGGTATTCTAGTCGGCGGATCTTCCCCGCAGTCGTCCTGTGAATCCGGTAGTAGACCACGCCGTCTCGGATCAGGTTTCTGATGATCGAACCGAGTTTGTGACCGAACTTGATCTCTGACAGGATCTGTTCGATCCGTTCCAAGAAGAGTTCGGTCGGTTCGTACGTCGGATCCGTCACGTCGAGCCGGGGACCCCGGTACGATCTCAATATCATGAGCGATATTGATCGGGTTCCCGCTTTGGTACCGCTATCGTGTTTGATGAGGTCCCGGTAGTATGCGTAGCGAGTCTCGGGGGTCGGAGACGTCTTGATGAAGTTGTACAGATCCCGGCCACTGATCTCTGCCACGGTGATGTTGGTTTTCTCGGACAGCTCCCTGAAGAAGCTGACCTTCCAATTCTCGGTTTTGTCCATCCTTCTGCCCCTCCTCCCCCACAATGGAAAAGATTCTGGTCGTTTCTTTCAGTCGCCCGGCGACGACTTGCAAATTCGCCCCCGACCGGCACGTCCCTGATTTTTGGCTCTCTGAGAGTCCCTATCCGCTTCGGGTTTATATCTATCGTGGCGAGGAGGTCACTCCGACCCGCACTCACATCGCGTCCGTTAACTATGTGACTACTCCCCGCCCTGAAGGGCGGGGCTTCTAGCTTTTGGCAGAGACTGTAGCCCCAGTCTCATCAGTTTATACGGCTTAATGCTATTTAAAGGTTCGCATAAACAAGGGAGGGGCTCTACATCCCCGGCCTAAAGACCGGGGTTTTACGCCCCTCTCCACACCCCATTCCTATAATTCGGGAGGTTCGTACATACCCGACTGATCGCAAAATGTTGGCATGGGTGTTCAAGGACGCCATCGCCAAGGCTCGCCGATCAGAGAGCGCAGATACGATAGCCAGGCTGGAATATTATTCCAATCGTCTCGTTTCAGAAGAGTGACCCCCACCCCATCTTTTTTAGATTCTCAAAAAATCCCAGCCAGCCCCCGCCGCCTCTCTACAGCTTGGAAGCGAAAAAGTACTTCGGCCGCCTCGTCGGGTCCTGCAACGATCGGAGCCCGTACGTACGTTCGAGGTACGATAGTGCCTGGCTGGTCGCGTCGACCTGGTCGCTCCGCTTGTTTTTCGATTCGATCCCGGAGAACGTCGAGATCTCTCGGACGTAATCGGGCATCCAATCCGCTGTCGCTGCGTCAGGGTACCAGACGTGCCCGTTCGCAAACAGGGGCGACACCGCCTTGAGTCGGGCGATCTTGCTGCCTTCGGGAGTGACCGGCACGATCCCGGCTACCTCGGACCGGAGCGTCGAGATGATGGCGGGACCGTTTGCAGCGTCCTCGATTAGGGTGGCGGTCGCCCCAGGCCAATCCGCCAACACAGACCGGATCTGGTTGAGTGTCGTCGGGAAGTCCCACCGGCCTCGGACCTGGTCGAGCAAGTAGTTCTCTAACCGATACCGTCCCCAGACCTGACCAACGACGTACGACGACGACTCTTTGTCCTTCAGGGCTGCGTCCCATGACGTGATGATCGCCTCGACGGGGAGGGTATGTGGCGGCTGGTAGTACCTGTTGTTCAGCCACGCCAGTTTGATTATGTTTCCGCCAGGCATCATCGCTCGTTGCTGGTACTGTGCCGTGAAGTACTCCTCGCCGTGTTCGCTCCGGATGGAGTTCAGGACGGCCAACCCTTCTCGCCCCTCCCAGAGGGCGTCCCCCTTCGCACGGAACACAGTTTTCTCACTCTTTGGGAACTCGATCACCATGTCTTGTTCGCAGACCGCAGGCAGCCTGACGATCGTCCACCCGTTCTTCTCGAAGACGGGTGTGTCCGTCGGGATCATATCGTCGTCGACTCCGGTGAGGTGGGCGAAGGTGTCGTCGCGGTTGAGCCGCTGCATGTACAAGACCATCGCGTCCCGGTTCTTGTCGTTCAGCCGGGAGAACAAAGTGTTCGAGACCGTCTGGTTGGTTCGGTCCCGTTCGGCTTCGGACTCGGCCATCCTGGGATTCATGGGGTCGTCGATGATGACTCGGTTGCCGCCCAGCCCGGTCGCCGTCCCCATGATTGACGATGCGATCATGTGTCCTCCGGCAGTCGATTCGAAGAAGTTGTTCTGGTCCATCAGTGGCGATATCCTGGTGTCCGGCCAGTAAGATCGGTACCAATCTGATCTGAGTATGTCTCGCCGCTTCCGGGAATGGTACGACGACAACATGTCGGCGTACGATGTGATGATGTACTGGAGTTCGGGTCGGGACGTCCACTCCCAGCACGGCCAAGCGATCGTTCCTAGGATCGATTTCATGTGGCGGGGTGGCTCACAGATTGCGAGACGTCGGATCCGGCCGTCCGTCACCATCTCTAACCACTCGGCGACGTACTCGATGTGCCAGTTGTCGACGTACTCGACGCCGGGCTCGATGAGCGGCCACGCGTTTCCCAGGAATTCGTAGAGGGACAGTTCCATCTGCCGCTTCTCTGTGCGGCGTTTGGCATGGTCTCGGTACGTGGCTGGCACATCTTGGACGGCAAACACCATGTTAGTCCTCCTCGTCCTCCTCGTCCTCCTCCACCTCGTCCTCGTACGACCCCTTCTTGAATGCGTCTGTTGTGGGTCGTCCTGTCAATGGAGAGAGTGCCGTGTCGAGTGCCGAAAGCTGTTCGGGTGTCATGTTGTCGACGATCTCGTTGATCTGTTGGATCTTCACGGGATCGCCGTCTGGTCCCGACAGTTCCATGTGGACCTGCTTGGTGTCTCCCCACTTTTCGGGCCGCCGGTTTCGCAACCAGAACTCCTGGGCGCGTACGTTTCCTTGCATCGCGGACCGCCAATTGGCTCCCTCGACGTCGTCCGTTGCTACTTCTTCGGCCAGCTTGATGGCCATATCGAATGTCGGGTCTTCTGCTCGTCGGTCCCATATTGTGGATCGGTCGACGCGTATGGCTTTTGCCGCTCGGCCGGGACCGACCCCCCGTCCGATCATTTCGCAATACTGGACTTGTCGTTTCCGGGTCAGTTTCAGAGGTTTGGCTCGTTTGGGTATATCGGTCTGGACGTCGGGTTCTACCTCATCGTACTGTCCTTCGATTGGTCGGTCTATTGGCGTATGATCACCCCCCAATATATCATCATACTGTGTTCGACGACATCGTGTTCGACGATTGAATAAGGCGGTATGGTCTCTTCGAACCAGGGAAAAACCACGTCTTTGTAATACGATGTGGTTTTCTCCCGTTTTGTTGCCAGATTTGTCTTAACTGGGACCAATTTCCCGGCTGGGTGACGGTATTGGTTCAGTTTTTGGATGGATGCTTTCTGGCCGTCGGAGAAGAACATGACGAGGGTGTCGTCTTTGGGAGCGTGGTCCCAGAACTGTCGGAACGCTCCGTACGGATATGTGTACGCGTCGAAGTCTGCGATGGTGACGGGTCCTCGTTCTTCGGGGAACGGCCAGGTTTCGCAGTCGGCGACTTTGATCGTTGAACTTTCTGGGAGCCGGTTGACTGCTATATTGGCTGCACCTGGATCGATGTCTGCACCTATGATCCGGTGTCGTTTGTACATTTCTTGTGCGATGTGGCCGTGTCCTACGAAGGGTACGTATGCGACGGTCCCCATTTCGAGCTGGGCTTTCCTGAGTAGCCTCCTCCGCAGCCGGACCTTGCTCCTATAGGCCGACGCTGGCTCTCCAGAAGACATTGTGGGGCCGCCAGGGGCCCGTAGAGGGACTTTCTCAGTCCGGCCCGACCCTTGTACCATTCCTTGCTTTTCTAGCCACCATGCGGCCCACCTGGGGTCTTTGTCTATGACGGCTGCTTTGTAGATTGTTGAAACGAACGCGGCCTTTGACTGTGCGAGTGCTCGTTCGAACTCTGAGGCGAACTGGGCTTCGGGTGACGAGGGGTCGTCGCTGGCTTCACCGTCTTCTATCCACTGGAGGACGTCGGTGTGTTTCACGGCCATTATAGTCGAGACGGTTTCGGGGTCGACTCCGGCTCGCAGGAATTTTGTGTACAGCTCGGTCCAGTGGTATGACAACGGTTCGATCTCGTCGATAGATCCGGATTCGAGTTGTTTTATGACGCGTGCGACTTCTTCTTCGGAGAGGGGTTCGGGTTTCATTCGAATCACCTTGGTGTCGGCGGAACGT